CGTAGCTCCATGTCGTTGAGTACACCACCCACAGTCATGCGTACTAGATGAGCCTGCAGACGCATGACATGTTCAAAGTAGAACTTGTCTAGCTTCTGTGTGCGTAGCTCGGCAACGATGTGTGCATTCGATGCAAGTGTGAGAGCGCAGTCTTTACAGTTGTATATCCAGAAATTGTCAACACCGCCTGTGTGACGCCAGTCGTCCTTCTCATTCTTATAGTACGGATGCATTGTGTACTGCTTGACGATGAAGCCAAGGTCGTGCGGCATTGTGGGATATAGCACATGATGACCAAGCATCGTGTCGGAGTATGCAGGCCCGCAACGTATGCGATCCTTAAACCACAACCATGCCATGTCGAACCCTCCATTCTGCCACACCATGCGTGTGCTTGGCGCACGGTATAGCTGTTGTAGGCGACGACGAATGTCTCCTTCTTCATATACGGTGTATACGTTGGTCGTCTCGTTGCGAAAGGCAATGCACATGGCATCGTGTGGACTGATAGCAAGGCCGACGCAAGCTGTCTCATTACTGATGACTTCAATGTCCGACGCGACTGGATCACGTGACGCTTGACACATACGAATATAGTCAACTGCCTGCTTGTGGGTGGGGTTGATGTGAGTGGAGATGTCATGTGGTTTGTAATTCCCAAGGACGACGGGACGCAGCTTGTCGCCTATGTCCATGTCGAAGATGATGTGCGCCATAGGATCGCGAGCGCAGAATGCTGGGTTGAATGTACACACAGCGGTGATGTCACGGTTACCAACATTAGTCTCAAGTACACTACCACGCCACGACGTGATACCCTTCTTACCACAGAGAGCTTCGACTGCGTAGTTGCCTAGTAGGAGTACATGTTGTAGGTTAGGCAAGTGACGTAGCTCCCACATCAAGAGGTCTTGCCATGCAACTAACTCATGTTTACCAACTGGCTTGCGGTTGCCAGTATCGTCTACGCCGAACTGTACCTGACGCTTTACCACGTTCGTCACATAACACTCATGACGCTTCACTTCCGGCGCATGAGTACGGATGGCCTTCCATAGTATATTGCCAGCACCACCAACAAGCGGTAGACCTTGAGCAACTTCATTCCGACCTGGTGCCTCCGCAATGATAGCTAAGGTGGCACCTACTATGCCACCCATTGCACACTCCACTGTTAGACCAGCGGACTGTGCTTGCAGTGTGAACCTCTCACGTAGTTCGTTGATCGTCATCCTTCTCCTCCCTGTGTGCGTCGATGAACTGGTGTACTACCTCTTCAATACACGCGAGTTCGTGTGCAGTAGGTTCATCACTCATAGCAGCGATTGGGTAGCCACATAGTATACACTGACGTAGGTGTGTACCGATTGGAAGTATACGACGTATACTCATCACCTCTTCCCCTTCGGCTTCCAGCCCATGCTACGCAGTGACGTAGCGAACGAGCGTTGATCTGTTACAACGGTTGCATGTTTGATGGCACGTGTTAGACCTGTGTAGAAGTTAGGCCTACTCAAGTTGAAGAACGCACACGACGCCATGACGTAGCACACACGCTCATACTGCGAGCCTTGACACTTGTGTGTAGTCAACGCATACGCCAACTCAATCGCCTTGCGTGGGTCGAAGTGGTAGAAGTAGCCACGCCTGTTGTTGTAGTCACTCACAGTAGGTGGTAGCTCAACCACACGATCACCGAAGTTGATCTCTAATACACCGAGTGGGTCAATGTCTGTGACTATGCCTACCTCACCATTCAACATCTGTTTAGTATCTGGTGCTGGTATGAACGCATGACGTATGCCTATACCATCAGGATCGTAGTCTGTGTAGCGTTCATCGTAGTCACGTAGGTCATATGAGTTAGTGTTACACACTACCTTGTCACCTACACTGACGAAGCAACGGTTCTTTATCTCCCACTTGTTACGAGGGAGTTCGAGTTTGCTGGGCATATCGGGGTTAAACTTTGTTTGTAGAGATGCATTAAGTCTGACTGTACCGATGTCTGACTTACGTGCAGGTGAGATGATTTGGTTGTCCAGTGAACGCCAATCCGTGCTAGTGTCTTGGAGCATGTCGTAAAGACTGTATAACACAGCGTCGTTAAGCCGTAGCCGTACATCCGTGTTACCAGAAAAGAACTCTCCGCGGTTGATACGCCTTGCAGCCTCAATGATACCATTGCCCTCCTCCTGTCTGTATATGTTGTGCAATGTAACGGTGTTAGGCATGTTGAGACACTTCTGGAATGGTGAAGTGGGATCAGCTAGCTGACCGTTCTCAATAGGTGGGAGTTGTCGTATGTCACCGAACACACGTAGCTGTGTACTAGTACCTATAGCATCAACGAGGTCACGGTGTAGACCAGTTGATACCATTGCGTACTCATCAACCACGATCACGTCATACTCAAGCTGACGATGGCGATTGAATGATGGTGTGCTAACTGATGTAGCTTCACCTGTGTCGTCGTCCATCTCAGGACGGTTGAAGGCGAGCAGCTTGTGGATGGTTGTAGCTGGTAAGCCTGTAGCCTCACGTATACGACGAGCGGCTTTACCTGTAGGTGCAGCGAGAGCGAATGACTTACGTTCTACTGCTAGTCTAGCACATGTCTGCTGGATGATTGTAGTCTTACCTGTACCAGCTTCACCTGTTACAGCGACGAGGCGCTTGGTACGATCAGCGCACATGTCTACAGCACGCATTTGCTCTGCGTCTAATTGCATTGATGTTCTCCTACGCTGCTATGTTTCGCAGCTATGAATGACAAACGCCGCGCACTCAATGGGGGTAGAGTACGCGGCGCTGCTTAGCTGTCAGCTATTGAGAGGAGTAGAACTAGCCAACAGACGAAGCTCCATCGCTTTCCTCGCCACGCTTGTTAGCGATGACCTCATGCTTGACACGGGTCAGGCCGAGGTTGGCGTAGTCAGGAGTATCCATGAACTCAATCACCTTACGTGCATCGCTGATGATGCGATCAACTTGCAACTTCGCACCGGGGATGACGTTGCCCTGTTCGTCAACAACACGCATGAAGAAGTGGAACGTACGCTTCTGAGGTGCGCGGTCTTTGTTCTTCTTACCGGCGTTGCCATAGGAAGATGAAGCGGTAGATCGTGCTGGTGTAGCCATATCAGAATACCTCTTGTAAGAGTTGTGATGATCTGCTAGGCAGCGACGTTATTGCCACTACCTAGCAGTAGTGTAGCGAGCAGTTATACAGTGTGCAAGTGCTAGAGCGGAAGCACCTGACCGATCTCTGCACGGTCGTTCTTCTCCAAGTCCTTACCCATACGAACACGCGCACGGCACTCACGGCCCACGAAGTCGTTGGGGTCGATGTTGTTGGACATCGGCACACCGAACGCCTTACATGTGTTCTTCATGCGCCAGCGATCAGTCGGGATGTCACGTGACACCACGTTCAGAGTGAACGTCAACTCATCAACGCCGTCACCTGGGTCGAAGTCAGCAGGAAACTCCGAACGCGGCACCTGCATGGTGAGCGTCAGCATCGGGTTGCCAGATGATGCTGCGATCTTGTCTTGTGCAGCAGTGCAGATAGCCTTGTACTCACCCGCTGGTAACTGCGGGGGAGCTTCAGCATCTGCGATGTTAGAGCTAAAGGTCAACAAGCCCATTGTAGTACTCCTCTTGTTAAGTGGCTTGATACTCTATACACACACGGCGGAACCAGCAAGCCACTAAAGCTGGCACGTGTGTCTCGTTGTACCACTATAGCTAGTGGCACTATTACTTGGGGACGGGCAGCTTGGTGTATCCATTAGTGGTATATGTAGACCACCAATCAGCTATAGTCGGCCCCTCTAACTTGTTGCTGTTGTAACGCCACTCGAATGCAGTGTTGCCAGTCATATCGAACATGCGTGATTTCATTGGTGAGCGTAAGCGTTCAGGACGTATAGCGATATAGCGTTTGCCACCCTGATCACGCATGTTCCACACCTCGCTGATGTCCTTCGACGTGATGTTAGGTAGCTGACCACCCAGCATCATGCCCACACCTATCAAGCCACCATCACTATTACGATCTCCATCCTTCTCATGTGTGATCATGATCAAGTGCTTGTTGAGCATACCAGTGATACGCAACATGTTAGACACGAATGCACCTACGTATGTGTTACGCAAGCCGTAGCCGTTCATGCCTGGGTTCTCGATGGATGACTTAGGTGCTACGTTGACAGCATGACGTAGTGCATGTTCGCTGAACTTGGTGAGGCTATCTACTATTACAGTGTCGAAGTTGGCAAGTTGGTTATACAGTGTGTAAGGGTCAGGCTTCGTTCCCTCCTTCACGATGTCAACTGACTTCTCATTAGCTAAGTATACACGTGACCAGTCAGGCATGTTACGAATGCTCATGTCACCATCAGGGTCGAGCATGATGAACAGCTTACGCCCTGGAGCAGTCGCAGCTAACGTAGTCTTACCACTGCCACTGTCACCCCACAGCAGCATTGATATGCGTGTGAGTGTGTCAGTAGGCTTCTCAATAACAATATCCATAGCATCTCCTCTCATCTACAAGTACTATTATAGCACATGTAGTAGTAGAAGCAAGCGACGTTAGGGATCGAGTGTCTCAGCTAGAGGTGACCAACGCTCGCTAGTCATCTCATGATCGAAGATGTGTTGTCGCTTATCTCTGTCACTCTCACAGCAGAACGGGATCAACGAACAAGAACGAAAGTAACGGTTGCAGCTATGTGTATACATAGGAGCATTAACAGGATCATGCTCGTATACCTCAATTGTAAGTAGCGTATGGTGTACCCACGTCTTCCACTCATGGAATGCTCTCTCATCACGTGATGTAGGGTAGCGCATGATGCCGTCGCTGTAAGCTGACGACTTAGGCACAGGTAGCTGCAAGCCCCACATCACTACGTTGCGAACTGGTAGTCCCAGCACACACGATAGTGCAATGCAGTAACCTGTGACTTGATGGCTAGTGTCGAAGCTGTTAGACCACACAGTGTCAATACGACTACCTGTCTTGTTCTCATGTACCTCAGGTGTTGTGTCGCTAGGCCGCATAGTATCAAGGCATACGCCATCCACACGACCAATGAAGCGCATAAGAGGATTGTCGCGACTATCATGCAGAGTAACATCGAATGGCACCTCCACACCTATGAACTCATCGGTCATGATGGGTATGAAGCGACCAAGTGGGTAGCGTTGGATGTAGTTGATTGCAGCACTTTCGAGGTTAGACATAGTACGCTTGTTGTCACGTGCATCGTCGTAGTAGCCACTTGTCTCTAGCAAGTTGAGACACATCTGCATACAGCGGGTGATCTCATCTTCACCACTCAAGTAGTAAGAGAACGCCTGCTGCCAACGGAGTGGGTTCTCCTTAGTAGCGAACAGCTTGGTAGCATACTCGAATATACGCTTGAGTACGATACCATCGTAGTCAGGCTTATCACCTACACCTATACTATGTATAAGGTCGAAGAAGCGACAAGCTGCGAACACGTCATGCATAGCGCGGCCAGCTTCGAGTGGTAGCACACGTTCTACACCAGCAGATAGATGCTTACCGTGCCATGAGTGGATGAGGCCCCATCTAGGACATGTGTTGATTGCAGTCATAGTAGAGTAGTCAACCCACGGCAGCGATGTATCAGTTGTGCGCCTGATCAACATCAGCTAGTACCTCCCTGAACTGATACAGTGATTGTCTACGATTTAGTACGACGTAGTTGAGCTTACCTTCTAGACGCATCTCACGTAGTATGCGGCCAGGGCTATCAGGTGCTATAGCGCCACTAGGTGCGAACTCAAGCACATAACGGCGCAAGTCTTCGATGTGGAATTGTTTACCAGCGTTGTGGACGTGGAAGGCCATGATGAGTGGAGCGAGTATGCCGTATACACGTGCACGTTCCTCTGGTGCGTCATCATGTGATGTATTCACTGTATATCCTTCCCTGCTTCGCTATTCGGATGCATGTCTTTGCGG